TCAGAAAGAGACATAGTATCACTCCTTTGAAAAATTTTTATTCATCAAATCGTGGCCACGATGTTGATTTATGTTGATGATTACTGCATCAGGCTTTGAAACTGCTTCGCCATCTGCTGTAGCTGATTGAGCTGCTGCTGGTTTAGCCTACCACTCTGCAAGAGCTTTTCGACCTCGGCTTTTGGGTCGCCCTTGAAATTCGATTTGAACTGGTTAAACTGCTGCACCATCTGGGCAAAGTTGCCCATAGGACCCTGCCCGCCGCCCAGCGCGGCCATAAACGGATTACTCATCGTCTTCGTCCTCCTCGGCCTTGCGTTTCTTTTTGCCCTTTATTTCGCCCACAAGCGCCGCCAGCGCGTCAAACTCTTTACGGGTGACAAATTCCACGCCCTTTCCCTGCGGAGCTGTATGTGGCGTTTCTGCGCGCTCTACAAGGTCGTAAATCTTGAGCGTCGGCTTTCCGCTTGCATCCGCCTGCTTGAGATACACAGTCGGCGCGGTAGAATCCCACAGCGCCACAGCGGAGTTGGGCGCGATAAGATAACCCCTTGCCTCCTGCTCGCCGCTTACCCACTGCACGCCGCTCTGCGCAATGGGGTTCTGTTGCACTGGCTGCGACATAGGCTGCTGCATGGGCTGCATCTGTGGCTGCTGCATCTGCCGCATCTGCATGAGGTTATCCGGCATCGGCTGCGGATAATAGGGATTGAAATAGGGATATGCCATGTTCATTCCTCCGTTTCTTTTACCCAGTAATAAAGCGGTATTTCGGTCTCGCTATTCCAGCTGTCATAGATCGTCCCATCCTGCACGCACACTACATGCCCAGAAAGGGCGAGAATATACGTCCCGCGCGGGTGCTCATCGGCAAACCTGCCGACCGTGTAGCAATCCGGGCAGGTGTCCGGTATCACGTTCCGGGTAAAACCATGCTGCCGGAGGTATGCACCCCATACACTGTTCGCACTCGGAAGATCGCCCAAGATCAGACCTTGCAAGCACAGCCCGATATATATTTCATCCCAGCTTTTCCCTGTCGCCTTTGCGATTGCTCGAACAGTGCAGTCCCCGACCTGCCGCCCGGCGGGATTTGGATTGAAATAAGAAAAGCCCATACCGAACACTCCTTTGATGTGTCCAGTATGGGCTTTTTTGCGGCTTCTTGTGCCTCAGTTGTGCATCAATTTGGTTCAAAATTCAAGCCCGCGGAGAAGTCCACGGGCTTAGTTTGCATTATCGATCGTTCATGGCTAAGATTTCCGCGGCCATCGCGATCACATACGGCGGGCATGCGCGCTCACCGAGGCACCAGCCCTGCACGGTGCGCAGGGGGACGTTAAAATACTGTGCAAAGCCGGTCTGTGACAGTCCGTATTTTTTAAGAAGCTCCGGGGCTGTGCAGTGCGCGCCGTCCCAGACCGCGCAGAGCAGTGCAAGCCGTTCCGCTGGGATCTCGGCGTCTTCAGCGTCGCCCCAGATGCTTGATAGTGCCAGATCCGAGATATAGGCGTCGCGGTCAGTGTATGCGCCGGTCTCGGCGTAGAGAGCAGCGCGGATTGCGGGCGTGAGTTTCATGTGGGATCCTCCTCATTTTTGCAATTTTCGGCGTCGCCGCGCACCTCGTCGGCGGCAAGCGACAGAATCTTCGCGGCCATAGCAATGATATAAGGCCTGCATACGATTTCACCAGAGCACCACCTACTAACGGTGCTAACGTCAAGGCCAAAGTATTCCGCAAAACGGCTTTGCGTTATGTCGTAACGATCAAGCAGGTCGCGGAACGTCGACGGAACGCAGTCAAGATCATCACGGATCGTCTTCCTGTGCGGCTTAAGCCTGCGCGGCTTCCGCCTGGACGGCTCTACCGTCCTTTTTATCGCAGACGGGACGCGCGAGCAGCGCGGGCAAAACCGCTGGTTCCCGGCGGCAATGGTATATTCAGCGCCGCACATCTCACAGGTTGCCGTATCACCCAGGTGACGCCGGGATATGTTGAGTTTCAGCGCATCCGCGCACTTGGGGCAATATTTTTGCCTTGGCCCTGTCAGTGTGTAAATGGTGCCGCACCGTGCGCACACGTCCGTTGTGCCCAACCTTCGGGGGCCGTTTCCGGCAGACACTCTCACGAATGCGCTCCGGTCTTCTGTGCGCTTAATCGGCGCGCACTCCGGGCAGTAGCTTTGCGCGGGAGCGGTTATAATATATGGCTTCCCGCAGCTGACGCAGAAGTCCGTACCGCCAATCTTTCTGCGTCCGCCGTCCGGCAGTCTCCCCGCTGCCATCGATTAAAATGCCTCAAGCGGGCGGCGGGTCAGCGCGCAGTGGACGGCATCGGCAAGCTGCTGCATCGTCATATGACGGGACGTGTTGCAGACGTGAATCACGTCATGGTCATGATATTCCGCCCAACTGTTCATCGGGGATCCGACGTGCCAGGATTCGAGGAGCTCACCGGTCGCCTTGTCATAGGAAATCTGGCTGTAGCCGTTGCTGCTGTTGATCGTCGCTCCGGACGTCTTCCGCAGGCCGATCATTTTAATACCGTAAGTGTTGAGTGCCATTTTGTTACCTCCCGGCTTATCGCCTTGATTTATCTTATGGCTTTATTATACGCTCAATGAGCGTAAAAGTCAAGAGGAAAATGAAAAAAGTTATAAAAAATAAGCGCCGATTTTTCGGCGCTTATCTCAGTTGTACAGTTTGCTCGATGTCCGCTGCATTTCCCGCATGATCTCCGGCAGGCGGCGCTGCACGGTGGCGCGGCCAAGATACAATTCTGTTGCAACGTCCACTTGCGGGAGCTTATCCACGAAATAAAGCTGCGCGATCTGCGAGTTCTCGCGTCCAAGATTGGCCTGATAGATCACAGCCTCCATGTCCTTCCGCGTCAGCCTGCCAAGCTCCGGCGGCAGATTAACTCGTGCCTGCGGTGCCATCGCGCCGCCTCCTTACTTCATAGCCGCAGCCAATTTTTTCAGCAGGTCATCGCCGTACTTGTAATCGGCAAGATATTTGATCGTGTTGTCCGCAAGTCCGGCCTTTGCCTTGATGGTCTTCTTGGCTTCCTCGACGGCCTTGTCGACGGTTTCCGTGTCGTAGTCCACCCACGGGAGCTTGCCGTGCTTCTGCCATACGCGGCTGTTGTAGCCGCCCTTGAGGCCGATGTTGCCGACGCCGGTGATCTGCACGCCATTATCCCAGATAGGCGTACACTCAACGGCCAAGCCGTCTCCGATGTACAGGCCCCAGTGTCCGGGCATCCACAGGCCTTCGCCCGGGACGAGCTTGTCCCAGCCGGATGCGGATACGTCCTTACACTTGGCAATCATACCGTCTGCGGAGACGTCCGGGACGGCGTTTCCGGCGTATCGGGCGCCGCCGTGGTAGGCATTTTTGTTGCCGTTCCATCCCCACAGGATCCCCTTTGTGAGATTCACGCAGTCAAAGCCAAAGTAGCCCTTCCCGATCAGCCCGCGGAATCTGGCCTGCTTTGCGGCGTCGTACCAGTCCGGGTATTGCTTCGTCTTTTCCGTGATAATGCCGTTCGTTACGGGAGAGCCGAAGCAGCCCCACATGTACACGGTTTTATAGTTCTTCGCGACGTCGATGTGCCGCCTGACGAGCTCGGAGGCTTTCATAACGATGCTCATTTCTGCGCATCCTCCTTCGTGGCGTTGTCGATCGCGTCCTGCGCTTTCTGGCTCTGCGTGCCGAAATAGAACGTGATGACCGTCAGGAAGATGGTCAGGAAGTCTTTGCCGGTAATATCGCCGCGCAGGGCGAGGACGGCGAAGATGATGGTCAGGCCGAGCGTGACGATGGACTTGACGCTCAGAAGATTCCCGAGACGCTTCTTGATGTTTTCCATATGTATGCTCCTTTCAATCCTTCAGCACGATCTCCGCGATACGTGCTGCCGCTTCCGGGCCGTATTTCTCGGCCCATTTATCCATGTACTTCTGCGCGTACTTCGCGCGGTTCTCGTTCTTGGCCTTCCAGAGATAGAATCCGCTGGAAGCTGTTGTTTCAGCCAGCACCGCAAGCGTGATCTCTGTCAGATCTGTGCCTGCCGCGCAGGCGATGATGAGCGCGAAGCTGACGAGCGCGCTGCCGAGCATCCACTTTTTACTAAACTCCATTGTGTTCGCACTGTTTTTCAAGCTGGTGCAAGAAAGCTTTTACGTCGCCGTTTCCGCCAAGCTTGACATACTTCTGCCCGGCGATCAGGCGCTCGGACATTGGCATCTCCTCTGACATGATTGTCAGCCGCAGGATGGACAAATACTGCTCCGCCTGATGTTGCTGCATCCGATCGAGCTTCTTGTCGATCTCTGCAAGGTGGGTGTTTTGATTATCGGACTTGTCCTGCTTTTTCTGTCTTGCACTGATAGCGGCGTTGACGACCGCCGTCAGCGCGGACGAGCCGAGGACAGCGCAGATGATCGCAGTGATGGTTCCAGCATCCATTGATTATGTACCTTTCTCTTTCCGGCGGGCTAATCGTCCACCATTTTGATGTATGTCGTGGTGTCGCTTGAATAGCTGATATCCGGCAGCGTCGTGCTGCCGAGGACGGCGTACAGCGCCGGGTAATCAGTCTGGGAAAACGTCGAACCGTCGCAGACGTGCCATGTCTCATCGAGATATCGGGCAGTCGTTACGACGTCGCCGGGGCGGGCGCGCGGCGTGGTAAGCTTGGCGAGTGCTCCGTCGATCTTCGGATCAGCGGGCGCGTCGCCCGCAGGCCAGACTTTCTCGGCGGTGGCGTCCGTCAGGAGGTTTGCTTTGAGCAACGGCGTACCTGCTTCCAGCGGCTCATCCTCGGGCCGGATCCACTCGTACCGCAGCAGGCTCCCGTCCGCATCGTACACGCCGTACCGCACAGCGCCGTTTGCAAGATCATTCGTGCCGTGTCTGTCCTGCATGACTTATTCCTCCAGCGCTTTGATGTAAGCATAACTGCGGCCATCGGGGGTGATTTTGGGGATACGTTTTGCAGAGTACGAAAAATCTCTTGTGAGGAGTTTAACTTGTACGTCCTCGGAGTTATCAACAATTGCGGAAACTGTATTGCCATTATTCGCGAACCATCCGATTTCATAGTTGACCGGCTTGATCGCGAACGCAAAATCAGGGGCACTTGTTACTGCAATAAATTTTTCTGTTCCGTTTTTTAGAAAAGTGGCACAGATATTTCCATCGTAAATGGCTATATTGTGCGTTAGTTCCGTCGGAAATTCGCTCCCAAATGTAGCTGCCGAAGTAAAAGTCTCTCCGCCATCCAACGAATACGCAGCACCCTTTTCGCAGATTAAAATAACTGTGTCCCCGGCTGCTGCAAGATTTATCGCAGATCCAATTGTTCCGCCCGGATAGGTAGAGCTTGCTACATACCCGTCGTTTAGCCCCTGGAATTTATAAACCTCATAGTTGCCAACATCCGAGTAAATAGCTCCATAGTTTTTTGACTGTGTGTTTCTTGCCTCAAAGCCATAGGCGGTCGGCTTCCTCGTCCACTGGCCTTGAATATCCGTTGCCCAATAATAAGTGCCGGTGTCTGGGATCCCATCTTGGCGTGGCTCCGGTATGTAGTAAATCCCATCGTAGATGAGCAGATCGGAGATATAGTGCTCTTTCGTCCTGTCATGTCCTGTATGTACTTGGACTGGAGAAAGGCGCCACGTTCCTGCCGGTGTGTCCGAGTATACGATAAACGTCGCATATCCGTAGCCGTTGCCTTTTGAGCATAGATAAAAAGCAGCAAACAGATACTTACCGGCATAATAATGTACGGGTGTTGTGCCGAGAATGTTGAGCAGGGAATAAGAGCCAAGCGAATTATTCCATGTCGTCGCAACGGACATGGATCTTATTGCGAACGAGGAGAAATCGCTTGAAACTGCAATGTTTAGGCTTTTGTCGCTTTTTTGCGCAACGCAGAACCAGTGTCCGTTTACATACGACAAGGATGGATGCGTGCCGCTCAGGCCAGTGACTTCGATTTCATCCCAATCACCCGCATCGACGTCCGTGCGCAGGACGTTGTACAGATCCGGATACTCGACGTTTGAAATTGCCCGTCCATCGCAGGGGAGCCACGAAGTTGAGCGATCCCCGCGGGCAGTCATGGAGATGTCTCCGATACGCGCCGTGCCTTTAGATAACTCGTACAGCGCATCGTTGACGGTCGGATCAGCCGGTTTCTCCTTGTTGTTCCAGATCTTATTCTCCGTCACGTCGGATAAAAGATTTGCCTTATTGAGCGGCGTACCTTCGATTGTAGGCTCGTCCTCGCGCTTCATGTATTCGTAGTGGTCGAGCGTTCCGTCGGCGCCGTAAATGCCGTATCGGATCGCGCCGTTGGCCAGCACCTGTGTCGGTTGTCTGTCTTTCATATCAGTCCTCCTGCGGCGCATTCCGCCGCGCCGGTGTACCGCAACGCCTTAATAATGTTATCGATCAGCGTTTCGCACAACGCCAAAATGCGCTCGATATCGTTTGCCCCAGTGTACGTCATCCGGTCGATCTCCGGTACGGCAGGTGTTCCGGCCGGGTACGTCAGCGCGTCTCTCACATCCTGTATCTGCTTTCGGTATACAGCGGCCTGTGGAGCTGTTATAACGTCCGTCATGCTCCAATCCGTCTTAGCTGACCACTGGATATTCTTCCCGCAAAGCGGCGCGAGACGCCCAGCCAAATAGTTCAGAGCCGTGCCAACGCGGTTCAAATCGATCGCATTGTACGCGCCCTTCATCCCGGCCAGCCATTCCGCCTGCTCGTCTGACGTCATTGCGGCGAAGCCCTTCCCGGCCAGTGCCTTGACGCGCTCCACATCCGCCTTCGTCCGGTCAGTGACGAGTGTGACGATGATGGTCTTGGTGTCCATCAGCCGATCTCCTCATTGATCGTCGCAATTACCGCCGACGCATCCGTGCAGATCGGCGACAAACGGATGTACTGTTCAGCATTTGACGTTACCGTGACGATATCTCCGCTGCTTGTAAAATTGAGTTCACTCCACGTATACCCGTTGTGCATGTAGCCCGCGGATAAAAACGTTGCCGTTGCACTGTACCTCACTGCCACACTTGTCCCGTCATTTGCAGCGGGGAGGCTTACACCCTTGATGCGGAGCGTATCTCCCGCGTGCAGGTGAATCAGGCTCGATGCGTCCATGTTCGCACCGATAGCCGCATGCCCCGTCTGCGCTTTATTGGCACCACTCGCTGCACTCAAGCGCGTATTTTCGGAAATTCCGACTGTATCGATGATGTTCGTGATCGTCGCCGCGCAGGTAATCACAATGTTACCCGTTACGTTGGCAATTGTGATCGTGCTGCCGGAAACCGCCGAAGCGGAGATGTCCGTACCGCCCATCGTAACAGTGATCGCGCCGAGCTTTTTATATGTACCGGTCGGCGAGAGCGTCGTGATGTAGGCCGCACCCTCGGCAATGGTATTCGCCGTGTTGGACGATGCGCAATTGGTGAGATTCCGCGTGATGGTGTAAGTCACAGACAGTGCAGATGCCGCCGCAGTGATCGTAATTGCCCCCGTTACCTTGGCAATGTTGATTGCACCGCTGCCGGCCGAATAAGCCGTGGATGTAATGTCCACGCCGCCCATTTTTATCACAACGGAGGTCAGCGTCTTTCCGTTTTCCGGTGTGAGTGTCGCGGTGTACGCCTCGCCGTAATCCACCTTGGACGCGGCGTTGCTTATCGTGCATCCTGTGAGATTTTTGGTGATCGTCTGATACCAGTGCAGCGTCTCGGGCGTTCCGTTTGTCATAGCCGCTCGGTAGGCGTTGATGTCCGCCATTGTCATTCCGCATGCGCCAACTGCGAAGTGAACGCATTTGTCACGGAACGTTTCGCCGGAAACGGCCTTAATGGCATTGATAAGTCCAGTCCACTCTGGTTCATTTCTCCGCCGCGCGAGTGCATCCGTTCCCGAACCGGAATAAAATGTAGTAAGCTCATAGTCCTTATCGATATCGCTCTGGCTCATGCCGAGTATCCCTTCCAGCACACATGCAAGTGTGCCTGTGCGATCAGCTCCTGCAGTGCAATGAAAATACACCGGATCCCGGTGTGTCACTGCGTCGATCACGCAGCGAAGATAGAGCTGCCACGTTGCAACCGGCGCCAGTGCGTAGGACGCTGCTTTATCAGCAATCGTAAACCACACATCGCTGCCAAGCGGGGATTCTGTTGCAACGTCACCGTCGGACGGATCGCGGCCCTCTTTGCCTCTGAGATCGATCTCATGCTGCACGCCTAGCTCGCCTACTAGAACATTCCGATCTGCAGCGGCGATACGCCCGCCTCGAATCAGCAGCCCGTATTTTACTGTTCCGCCATCGCAGGCCCAGCCTCCCAGATCGCGCACATTCCACGCTTCTGCGGAATTGTTCCGCGTGCGAATCCACCGCAGCGCATCCAGCGGCTTGAGCGTTCCCGCCGCGTCCGTTCCGGCAAAGGGCGTGAGGGCGGACGGCTCCTCGTTGTAGTGCGTCACACCGCCCGCCTCCTGCCCGATGGGCTTGTAATTGCTCACAACTGCCATCGCAGGTGCATAGGATGCGATCTGCGATGTGCTGTAATCAGCAGGATCGTACACCACATTTGCGAGGTAGTTCCGCACCAGCTCTGGGCATTGGTGCCATTCCAAGGCTTCCACAGCATCAGTCTCGATTGCCTGAATGGCCGACACAAACCCGGACGGATACACCAGCTGCGCATCCGTGCCGCCCTTCGCGCGGATCGCGTCGGCAACCGCCGTCAGGTCAGCCGTGTTTGTCAGATATTCAGCCATCAGAAGCTACCTCCATTCGCATTCTCGACCGTTTCCACCGCCCATGCGCCGTTGACCACACGCATGAATTTGCCGTTGTCGGAGGTAGTGACTTCTGGCAGATTATCAAACAGAATGTGTTGCTTAAATTCATAACCACCAGTATCTCCTGTGCCAAAGATTTGATTGGAACCTGATACGCCATTGTATCCTATAAAATTCCAAGGGGCCATAGTCGTTAATGTAGAGGTTTTTCCACCCTCCATGTCAATATCAATCTGCCATCCTATTCCGACTACAGCTCCCTGTTTTTTTATGGTGTAAAAATACAGGTAGTTAATAGAACTGGCAATGCTGTAAAGTTGAATTATTGTATTGTTTTCGTCTAATAATGCTATGACTTGTTTTTTGGCCGCTATCGCGGCAGTAACCTCTTCTAGTGTTCTGTCTGATGTAATAGTGGGGTTCCCTACGAGTGGACGCTCTAGTGTGAAGTGTACAATAAACGCTTCATCTGGAAGTGCCGTTGCCTCCCACTGCGTTGGCTTTCCGGCCGCATCAACCGCCTTGATTTTTGGGATTTTCCCAGCCGAAGCGCCGGTAATACCGAGCGATTCGTCCGTACCGCCGCCCTCCGGGATTTCCACTGTTTTCGCCGCGCTTCCATCGTAGGACGTCATCTCGTTCCCGATTTTGATGACGAGTGAATAGGGATTTTTGAGTTCCGTCGGAATCTTTGGGATATCCCTGCTTCTTGCCAGCGTGTCGATCCATGCCGACCAAGCGGCCCCGTTGTATAGCACGATCAAAAACTGTGGGTTGTCATTCTCATTGCTTGATCCAACCGTTGCAAATCCGAGCACTACCGTCCCGGAAACACTTGCCGCAGCCAGAAGTGGAAGTGTGTATGGTACTATAGCTCCTGCGAATTTTACAATTGCATACACCGCATACCCTGCCACATAGGCTGCATACACTTCCTCAGCCGTTTTGTCGGCGGTTACGCTAGCATTGTGTCCTTGCGTCACTGTCACATAAAATGTGCCTTTCACTGCGCCGGTCGCGCCGTTGACAGACGTGACGGGTGCTTCCATCAGATAATCCGTGCCGGGCATCGCTGTCTCGACACCGCCCGCGCCGTCGCCCTTCAGCAGGCCGCTCGCCTTGATCTTGTCCTGCTTCCCGCTCAGATCGACCATCGCAGCCGCGTCTTCCGCGATCTCCTGCTTGTCGGCTTCCGTAAAATAGTCCGTCCCCTTGACCGGCGTCTTCCCCGCTGGCCCCTGCTGCCCCTGCGGGCCAGTTGCGCCGGTGTCGCCCTTCTCGCCTTTGAGGTCAGCGAGGGCGATCAGGTTTTCCCACGTCGCGCCGCCGTCGTTGGAATACTGGATGTAGCCGTCTGCGGTGCGCAGATCGATGGAGCCAGCGCCGCCGCTGCCGGTTTTCGCCGCTTCGTTGATCGCGGCGACGAGATTGTTTTTGGCTTTGGTGGTGAGATCGTCCAGATCGCCGATCTGGTTTTGCAGCTGCGCCCAGATCGGCAGCGTCGGGTCTGCCCCCGGATCTCCGGACGGCTCTGCCGCCGGCATGACTTTGCCGAGCGTTACCCACACTGTCGGCAATATCAGCCCGTCCGCGTTCGCGCCGTAGACGCCGACGCGGACACTCCGGCCGGCCGTAGCGAGGACTTCGGCGGGGATGTTGACGGTATTCCCCGTGAGCCAGCGCGACTGTAAGACGTCGACTGTGACTTTGCCGTCGGTAAAGACGGCGGTTTTGGTGAGGGTGTCCCAGTCGGCGCTGAAATTAAATTCAATTGTTTCCGCATTTGCCATGCCTGCTGTCAGCAGCGGCCTGTGGCATCCGGTTTCCGCGCACGCTTTTTTACATAAAACTGTAAACACTTGTTTCTCCTTTATACGCCTACGATTTCGGAATCTGCTGCTGCAATCCCGCTCAATCGGATGTTCATGCTGGTGATCGTGCCGGTGATCTTCGTCCCCCACGGCGTTGTGGTCTCGACGTAATCGCCCGGAACTTCGCCTTTCATAACAATCTTCACGCTGTGCGTCTGGCGGCGCATGTAATAGTCGTAGACGTGCTGCGCCACGGTGGCGACGTTGCTGGGGTTTACCAGCGTCGCGTCCTTGACCTCAATGACGTTCGGTTTTGTGCTGGTGGTGACGTCCGGATTGGTTTTTGCCGTGACTGCTGTCGTGTGGTAGTAAGTCTTGCCGCCAACAGTCACGCTGTCGCCACTGCCAGACGTGGAATAGCTGTGCGCCGTGATGCGCACCTCTGTCACAATCGCGGAGGTATCTACACTTCCGCCCGTATAGAGCCGGTCAAGTGGGATCTCTGTTGCCGTATCCGTAGGCAACTTACGCACGCAGATCCCACGGCTGCCGCTTGTATCTACAGTTGCACAGAGCGCAAACGCGATCTGCTGCAAGGCTTCGCGAGAGGTGCAGTCCGGAATATAGCCTGTGACGGTCTCGGCCTGCAGGCGCTCGTCCATATCGAGCAAAAAGTGCCCGCCGAGAATGCTTGTGATCAGATCCTTTGCGTTCTTGCCGCTGTAGATTGCAGCGGAAAACGGCTCGTCGTCGAGGACGCCGAGCGCATCATGGCACGAAACGTCGTACAGGCGAGCGCTCGACCGGGACGAACTCTTGATGTAAAACACGCCGATCAGATTGCTTCCGTCATAGGCACTTACTGGCTGCTTCTCTTGGAAAATAAATTCGATATCATCGGAATCGTCTAGCGTGAAATCAAGCGTGTTGATTTCAACGTCGTCCGAGATCACGCTGATACCCTCCGTCACACTGACGCTTCGCAGATCCGCCCGTTCAAACTCGCGAACGATGCCAAAAAAGATCTGGCGAATCTTCGCGTACCGGTACGGCAAACTTGTCTTCGTAATCTCAATTACCAGCTTGCTATATGCCGATACAGGCTTTGCACAGAAGTATTTCTGCGCGTCCGGCGTGAACTGCTGCGTCGCCGCAACCGTATTACCGTTATACCACGTGAGCGTCAGCTCACTGCAATAATCGCCTGCTCCGCCGTCGAAGTTAAAGAAGATGCCGGAGGACGCGAATACACCGTCCAGCGTGACAGTAATCGTCGGGTTTGTATCGAAGGTGCAGTCCGCCTTGCTCTGCTCCGCCGACCAGAACGCCGCAGTCTCCGCCGTGCGGATCTTCCGGGAGCCGTCCAATATCCACTGGTTCAGCTCGTTCGTTTCGATTAACAGCTGGTTTGTTCCGTGCGGCAGATCTTGGATGATGGAAAATGCATTTGCGTCGCTGCTCGCAACGGTCGCGGCGTCAGCTGCGCCGACTGCGACGTCCTCGTAAACAACTTTTACACTCATACTGGCGTCCTCTTGGGCTTCATGGCGACAAAATTAATCGCGAGGTTCTGCCAATCATTGCGGCTACCATGCTTAGATACAAGCTCGTCCTCGCCGTTTGCGACGTATGCGTCAAAGGTCGCGGTTCCCTGCGCGTATGGCACGGTCAGTACATGGCTGTCTACCGGAGCGGAAATGGCTTCGTAAAACTCGTCATACTCGGCCAGATCTGACGATACTGGATCGATCTCCATGCTGTAATTGTAGTACGTGCCGATGATGTCACGGGTCATTGCGCCAGTCATAACGCGGCCTGCGTTGTCGCCGTCGAGGACGGCAAACGAACGCTTTAGGCTCACAACATGCAGATTCGGATACTCCTTGCCGTCAAGGCTCAAAATGCTTGTCATGCCTTCACCCCCGCAAGCTTTACGCCGACGCGCTGTGTTTCCTCGTTGTTAAGGTTATACACCGCGCGGCCAAGTTCTCTGTGGTCGAGCTGCATAACAACCGTGATCTGCCTGCCGCCCATGCCTCCGGTATCGTTCATGGCCTGCTTAAAGGCCTGCACCATCGTTGCCAGCGGCGTCTCAATATTCGTCCCGCTCTTCTGGTCACCGAGAACGGCGAGAAATTCGCGGTTCGGGGGAATGACTGCGCCCTGCGCGAGACGAGGCAGCGCAACGTTGCTCACTAGGGGAATGCTAATTCCGAAAGAACTACCGCCAATTAGAGGAACCCAATCAGGGACCTCGAAATGAATGGTATTCAGCGCGGAGATTAGGAGGTTTATACCGTTGATGATAAAGTTTATCGCATATTCAACAGCGGTAATGATTCCATTCCAGATTCCCTTAAATATATCCTTTACGCCTTCCCACGCCTTTGTCCAGTCTCCGGTAAAAACGCCGCTGATAAACTCGATGATTCCGCTTAGCCACTGCTTTATACTGTTGAAGAGGCCGGATATAAAGTTTCCGTATGTCTGGAAAATCGCCGCGAGCATGGGGCTTTTTGATTGTAACCATGCAATGAACATATCCCATGCATATTTGATGGAGTTTATGATGGCATTCCACGTCTGCTTAAGCCCTTCCCAAATTTGTTTCGCGCCTTCTGCTGCAAGCTTTAAGTCTCCCGTAAACACACCCTTGAAGAATTTCCCGAATCCGTCTATGATATTTTTCAGGCCTTCGATTAGTTCTTCGCCATGTCCGGTAAAGGAAACAAGTGCAACCAGAGCGGCAACAAATCCCGCAATCAGGAGTGGAATCCAGCTGCCCGTCAGAAGCGAAATTCCGATACCAGCGGCAAGCAGCCCTGCGATGATCGTAAGCGTATTCACCAAATTAAAGCCGTTTTCGATAACGTCTTTGATACCGACAACCAGCATGGCAAGACCGCCTACAACAAGCGCAATTCCTGCTGCGATTGGTCCGAAGGCGATTGCAAGCCCAACTGCAAGCGCGGCAAGACCTGCCAGCATCCCGAGGAAGTTTTGTAAATCAATCCCATTATTCCAAGCATCCAGCCAGAAGTATACAAGCGCAAACGCACCGGCAACAGCAAGGGCGATACCCCAAATCTTGCTCAGGTCGTTCGTGAACAAGCTCGCAATTTTCCAAGCGAGCAGCCCGGCTGCAATCGCACCTACTAGGCCGAGAATATCGTGCAGTTTATCCTCCGCCATGTCGAGGTTTGAGAAATCCGGCGCGATATCCGTAGACGCCGCCCCGCCTGCGCCGCCACCGCCTCCAGATGCCTGATTGCTGGTAATCTGGTTGATCTCGTCGAAGCTCGCCATGCTCTTGCTGGCGTCTTCAGCTGCGGAGCCTACCCCCTCGATTGCTTCTTTTTCCGCATTCAGCCCTTTTGCCGCTGCGACCTGCGCGCCCCAGCTTTTGCCGGACAGCATTCCGAAGAACTTTGCGATAGCTGTAACAACCTGCGTCAGAATGTCCACAAGCTTCACGAAAACGGGAATCACGACTTGAAGAATCGGCTGAGCCAGCGTCAAAAACGCCGCCTTAAGCCGCGCAACCGCTGCACGCGCCTCCTCGTTCTGCATGATTGTTTTCCCGAGCCATGTCCGCAGGCTTTGCAGCGCTCTAGTAATCAGAGAGAATACAAGGACCCGCTTAAAAAGCCCGGAAACACGCTTGCTGAACGTGTTCATGCTGTCGGAAACTTTTTTTGCGGCAAGCTCCATTCGTTCGGACGCGCCGCTTGCATTTGTAATCTCTTGCGTAAGCTCTCCTGCGCGTGTCTTCGCCGCGTCCAGCGCGGAGGTCTGCTCCATTACCTTGTCCGTAATTTTTGCGTACTTGCCGTCCAAGCTCTCAACGATCTTGTCTTGCTCTTTCAGAAGCGCTTCCTGTTCCTTAATCTGTGCAGCGACTTCGGATTGCCGACTGTATGCAGAAATATACGCATCAGGCGATGCAGCCACCTCGCCGGATGTGACCTGCCGCAGTCGCTCGGATTCAGCGCGCAACGATTTCAACGCAGTTTCTGCCTGTTTTGCGGATTCCTTTGCCGCGTCAAGCTGTGCCTTGATCCCGCTTTGCTCGCCACTGCTCTTTTTCAAATCGGTTTCCAGCTTGTCGATTCTTGCCGTAAGTTTATCAAGCTCCCGTTGTGCTTTTTTTGCATCAACTTCCGCCTGCACAACGATTTTCCCATCTGCCATTTTCTCACCACCTTATTTTGAGATGCCCCACGCTGCCAGAATATCTTTTTCTGCGTCTGTGTAATTTGTTTTCAAATCAATAATTTCACGGTTTCGCCTGTAGAACTCTCGTTCCTGCTTGTCAAGAGGCTTCCCGCGAGATTTCTTGTCCCGGATACTTACCACATGGGCAAACAGGCAGTCTCCAATTTCCTGATAATAGGATAAAAACGTATACCAGTGCAGATATTCTAATGCACGGATTTCACAGCCTGCAATTCTGTTGATGGGTGCGACAATCATCTCAAAGTCCTGCTCCCACGACATCAACGTCGGCTGCTTTTTTTGCTCCTTTTGGTCTTGCTCGTGGTCAATAAACCTGAAACATTTCCGCAGTGCTTCTTCATAATCTGAAAGCGGAATATCGTCAAAGTCAGGGTAGAATATTTCAAGGGCAGCAATGGTGCGCTCCTCTTCCGTCAAATCTTTATCAGAAAGAGCGGCGAGGATATCCAGCACCGCTCTATAATCTGATTCGATCTGATATGTTTTGCCGTTTACCTCGGCTGACGTCGGGAGCGCGTAGATCAGCGCTTTCTTTTCGCCCATCTGTCCGTATACTGTTTTACTCTTGGGCTCAGTCTGGTTTTTTCGAGATCGAAGCCAGCGTCCATCTCGTCAATGACAGCAAGCATAAGATTCGCCCATACCGGCAGACCATTCGCAAGCGCCATTACGTTTGTCCTAAATACTTCAGCACAAATCGGCTTTCCAAAAATTCCGTCGATTTTTTCGCGAATCTCCGTGTCGAACTGATCTGCCAAGTCGAGAATTTTTTTCGGGTCTGTCTCGTTTTCGGCGCGTTTTGCGTATTCATGCTGTCTGGATTCCAACTCTTCGAACAGCGAAAACAGCTTTTTCGCAAATTCGCTGTCCGTAGGGTTGAACTCTACACTCACGCCGCCGTTAATTTGGAAGGACTGTACACCAGTATCAAATCTGATATCTGCCATTTAGCGTCCCTCCTTACGCCGCAGAATCAGCCGTGAACGTAACTGCACCGTTGCTGCCGACCGAAGCCGTGCCGGTCGTGCGCGTGCCGCCAAGCGTCACGTCGAACGGCATGCCGACAAAGCCGCCACCCTCACCGCCGAGGCTTGCGGGCTTGACCATTGTGCCGTCGTAACGCTCCGCAAAGACTGCCGTCTTGGCCGTGCCTGCGTAAAAATGAACGATAAGAACGTCCTGATTCGCCAGTGCTGCTGCATCCTGGTCTTTGACAGCCAGGTTCCACAGCTTGACAAGCGCCGCGTCGCCTGCGTCCAGCTCGCACGGGTCAAAGCTCTGCGTGATGATGGGCTTCTTCATGGTGGTTCTTGTAGTGCCGAGGATATCCTTACTGGAATCCTCCTGCCAATCGTACTCCATGCTGGAATCCGTGACGCGTTTGCCGAACGGAGACCAGACAGGCGTAGACGCCTCACCGGTATTCAGGTATGCGATCAGCAGTTCGCGGTCAATGGTCTGGCCAGCAGTGGTGTTAAAGGTCATGTCTGCCATAATTAAATCACCTCATATGTCAGTTTCATAAGAATTTGATGGTCTTCCGAGCCATCTTCGTACCGGGCGAACATTGCCGCGCGGCTGGACGCTTCCACGCGCCTGACGCGCATCCCATCGCCCAGAGACGGGTAGTTTTGCATCGCCCAGTCCCCAAAACGATTCAGCATGGCGTCACATTTCAGGCGCTTGTCGTTGCTGTTTCCGGGAATAATGCGGGCGATGATCTTAAATTGGTATTCCGCTTCATGCCCGCCGAGGATGTATTTCTGCGTGATATACGCGCCCTGAATAGTGGACAGCGCCATACTTGCAGAATCCGCAGCAAGAAATTCATAGTTGATCGTTGCAGCTGGCATGTCGTCATCGGAAAAGGCGTTTGCCCAGATCATCATTTTTCGGGCAATGTCCTGCTCTTCCCTTGCGGATACCAGTTTTCTTTGCTTTTCAGAGGCCATTTTTCACCGCCTTATCCGCAACACGGATCCATTTATCAAGGTTTCCGGCTTTGGATGCCTCGAACCAGTGCGCCTGCGCCTGTGCGTGTCCGGATTTGTTGAACACAAGGTTTTTGTCGGTTAGCACTTTCGTGCCGCCCTTCGGCGCGTATGTGCTCCCGGTCTCCGGATCTACCATGACTTTCCCGTAGTACAAAAATCGCGCATACGGGCCGGGGTAGACAATAGAATTTCCCACAACCTGCGTCCTCTCGTCGAGAGACCCAGTCAGGAACGGCACATATGGACTTGTGTCCTTCCGCACCTGCGTTGCAACAATATGCTCCGCTTTGGTGCAGGCCTGCGCGAGCTTTTCCTGCAGCGCGTCAAATCCGTCTGCTTTTACGCTGAATTTCAGCATTACGAGCCTCCGATCTGCCAGTGCTGCATAGACGGACTGCCGAAGTCCTTCATGTCCACCTTTGTCACTTTGTACACATCATCGTAAAGCATCTCGATCTGTTCTTCCGTCTTGTCCGGCTCGACTACTTCGCCCTTCACAAAGAATGTTGTGCCGCCGTTACCGTCCGTAGATAGCGTCCAGATTTTGCTTTTATCAGTTGCGCGCCAGAACTCCTGCGGACCGACGTAGCGCTTCTCCGCACCTGTCACGCCGTCTACAGCAGCCGCAGAAAACGGAATGTACAGATTCACCGCATCTGCTCCTTCAAGCCCGCTCGCGCGGACGTTAGCAGCTTTTGACGCTTGGAGCATTACACCGCGAATTACAGTGATATTGATTTTTTGCGTATCTTTGAACGTTTCCGGATCCTGCTCCTGCGTGACGTTGTAGATTGTTACAGTGTGGGGAGCGTACATGCTAAACACCTGCCTCTGTAAAGAAGCCCGGTATGGGCTAGATATTCACGCGCTACGCTTGCAAGGGCATTCTTCGCCTCCGAAGCCGCTTTCAATGCGGATACGGAAGAATCACCGCCGCTGCGAAGCGTCCTGGAATAGCTGCCTACAGTCTCGCTCTGCAATTCTCCTTCGTCAGATGCAAGCCCGGCGGACACATTCTTTCTGGCAAGCTCCTGCGCCGTGTCGATCAGCATATACTGGTCGACCAGAGCGCAGCAGCACATTTTCACAGCTTCGAGATCCACGTAGTCTTTTACTCGGTTCTGCGTGTAATAATCGAGGAAGGAGCTGGCGCGGACGGCCAGACGCTGGAAATCCTCTTCACTCACGCTGCCGTAGTAGCAGCCGGAATAAAATTCATAATCAGCGTAGATCATCACGCGCCTCCTTCCAAGACAGATATAATTTCGGCCTTTTTCATGGAACTGTTGACCTCTTCCACCCCATTTTCCTCGGCATAATCGAGCAGCTGCGCTTTCGTCATGCCGGAAAACGCGGGCGGTTCAGAGGCAGGCGCTCTCAACAGTTCATTTAACCCCCCGCCGAGATCGTGCCAACTACGATTCCGTCCATGCGTTCTGCGAACAGCACCATACCGTTGATAACGGTATCGGAGGCGGTCATGTTGGTGTAATCCGGCTCCTCATGGATGCCGATATAGCCGGTTGCGTCGGTGGTGAAGTCGAACACTTCGCCAAGATCTGCGCCGTTCACGGGAATGTAATACAGGACAATGTTGTCCTTCGCCGTAGCGTAGATCTTACCCTTCGGAACACTGGAATTGAAGATTACAGTGCCAAGACCTAGGAAGTTCTCCACGTAGGTCATTCCGAAAGCGGTCTGTAAGGTAATGTTCGCCGTTGCGAGGTAGTCTGCCACATCCAGAGGGTTCAGGAAATAAACCGCACCGATCTCGTCATCCTCGAAGAGAACCTGCAACTGCCCCCACGCCTGCGCAAGGGTAGCCTGGAAGGTCGCGCCCGTTGCCGTTCCTGTGCCGGTGGCGAGGAACGTAAAAAAGTCCTTCCGGATGCCCTTCTGCACGTCCTTGAGCATTTCGTCTGTGGTCATTTCCACTGCCTGATCGTAGCCACGGTCGGTGATTGCCTCGGCAGAGGTAGCCTTACGCCACTTCTTGAGCGTGATCTCCTGATAGTTCACGGGCTCCGTTTTGTACTTGCTCAGGGGAATGGTTTCACCTTCCGCCACGGCACCATCTTCCAGCGTTCCGGTAGCCTTGTAGCTCTTGAGCACGGTGCCAGCCTGCTTCGCGATTTTGCGGGTAACGCCAAGAGCCTCCATCAGCTTTTTGATGGAATAACCGAACATTTCGGTAAATTCGATCTCGCGAACTCGCGCAAGATCAGCTTTTTTAATCAGCTTAGGATCAACAGCCATAGTTAATCTTCCTTTCTAAACAAATCCATATTTGCGGCGATTGCAGCGCGCCGCTCCGCTCTGTCAGTGATTTGCATGATCTCGTCTTTGGTCATCGGCTTACCACCGTCGTTGAGCCGTGCGCCCATGTCCACACGGACAGAAGGTTTGGAGACAAGCCCCTTGTAAGTTCCTTCGATGAGTTCATCAAGGCTCTTTGTGTCCTTGATTTTCTCCCCGTCCATCTCCAATGCGGTCATTTCCTCACCGCAGCCGCGCATGGCAAGATCGAGATTTGCGCCTGTGATATTTTTGCTTTCAAAGTAAGCCCGAACAGCCTTTTCCTTTGCCGCCTTGCTTTCCTTTTCTGTAATGCCGGATTTATAAGCCTCGAAGTCCGAGTGTTCCTTTTCGTACTTCTCCTTATATCCGCCATCGCCCGCCGCCTTGAGGTCGTCCAACTGCCTTTGAACGTCGGGCAGTTTCTCCGCATCAGACTTGTACTTGCTGACATCAGCCTTCAAGCCGTCTACGGTATCGGTATGTGCTTCAATGATGGTGTCCACCTGTTCGTCGGTGAGCCCCATGCCTTTCAGTAATTTTCTGGTCAATGCCATTTCTATCTTCCTTTCCTTTGTCCGCAGTTCGTCGCGGCGATAGATTGTATAAAAACCGCAGTGCTTCGCGGGTTTTACCTGTAAATTATTTGTAGAAAACTTTTGTTCTTTCTGGTTGCTCCGGCAATCCTGCCGCCTTGCTGAACCTGCTATATTCTGCGTTTAGCCGCCGAAGCTTTATGTTTGCGGCGCTCGCGTCCTCGGAAAGCCCAGCTTCTTTGTATGCGTTTCTAAGCTTTTTCTGCGCGCGGATTTGCCGTTCTATTCGGCGTTGCATCTGCGTTGCTTCATAGGCTGTGTAAGTCTTTCCGTCAAACGTGCATCCAAGACCATCGTCGATATGCTCAAGCTGTTCGTCTGTGTAAGTTCGCTCCGAAACTCCCTGAACAAACGGGTATTTGTGATGCCTACAGTTTGCGCCTGTCAGACCGTCAACATATCCGTAACCGGTCGTTTCCACAAGGTCATCATAAAGCCCCAGCGGGTCAGGCTCGCCGCTTTCACTCTGGTAATAGACTTTACCTTGCCAGTCTTTGTGGCTTGACCACGGCGAAGCACCCGGCTTGTCACGCGCCCCAGAGTGCGCAGACACTTCAAAGTATCTCGTCTCAAGGTACTCTGCGCTTTGGTTCGTGTACTGGTCGCAGATCTGATTCACGCCGGTCATGACAGCTCTCCGAACAGCAACGTCGATGTTGTCAACGTGTCCGCTTTCGTAGTTCACGACTTTCAGTCCGCCTGCAAGCTGTTGCACCGCAGACTTAATCGCCTGATTGTAGCTGATCGCCCCGCTCTGAATCTGCATAACAGCTGAATCCAACGCCCACTGATATGCACGCGCAGGCGGGAGCCTCGTCCGCCCATTGTTTACCAGAAAGCCCATAGACTGCGTGATATTTCGCAACGTTTGCCGAGTTTGTTCGTAAACCGCCCACGTGTCTTCTACGCTCACCAGCGTTTCAGGCTGTGTCAGCCCTGCCACGTCGATAACCGATGTGTAATACTTCTGGTTTCTGGCAATAACATCGTCGAAAAGCTCCTTGAGCTTCTTCTCGCTGATTCCAGACGTCTTGCGGATTGCTTTTTCAATCTCCTTCGTGTCGATACCTTGCGAACGAAGTGCTCTGATTGCCTGAACCGTCACTTCGTTCAGCCGATCTTTCAGCGCAAGGCGGCTGCAAATCTCATCGAGAAGTGTATCCTCAAGCCCGCGGAATAGTTCCGCAAGTTCTTCGGGGAGAGCATCAAGCAAGGCGGGCGTAAATGGGTAATGGATCATGTTTCGTCCGATTCATTATCGTCAGCATCGTCAGCTGTTGTTCCGAATACTCTCCATTCTGGCGCAGCGGCGTCACCAGCGTTTACCCAGAATGTCGTTCCCGCAGGAACTTTTTCGTCTCCCATTACTCTACCTCCTGTTGCTGTTCAGTCACCATGTCCTGCGCCTTCGGCAGCGCCGCCTTTGCGGTCGCCTCGTCCTCATTCATCCACTTCATGCGGAACTCCCAGTCGTTCATAATGCCTGCGCTGAGAAGCTGCATGTCTCGCAGGAAGTCCGTCTGCTTGTCCTCAATGATTGAATCGTCAAAGTCTACGGAAATCTGCACTTCCTCATTTAGGCCAGCTTCCATGTACCTGTTCCCCATGCGGAGCAGCGTCCTGCAAAGCTCTGTGATTGCCTGCTCAAGCAAAATCTCATGCTTCTTGATCGTCCGGAACATGGTGCTGTTCTCGCTGATAACCTGCGTCGCTGTAGCAATACTTCCCTGATCGAACTTGTAATGATTTTCACCGAAGCCGCACTTGCTGGACAGGATATTCAACATATCCTGCATGCCGGTGTTAAACTCCGCCGTCCGCAGCGACATATCGACCTGCTGCAAGATGTTGCCGTTGCCGCCTCTGTCCTCCGGAAGTACATAATAAACGGTCTCACGCTTATCAAACACTGGCCGGCCGTCAATGCTCTTGGTTGCCTCCGGCTGCACCACAATGCGCTTCTTGCCCAACACAAATTCGTTCACATAGCTATCATAGGTGATGTCAACGCTCTTGAGCTGGTCGATGGCATATGCAAACACAGCCACACCAAGTGGGTTATTTTCATCGGAGTTCGCGATATTCAGCCTGTCAATGACAAACTGAGGCTTGTCGCTCCCTGTATGTACAACAGGAGGGATTGTTTCAAAGCCCTTTACACTGGTCAGGGGGACTTCTTCGGAATCATACAAATGGTTCTCGATGTCGTACTCGCCGCCGTTCAGCCTGTGAACTTGAATGTATGTGTACTCTGTATCGTCCACCTTTTTTGTAGAGGCGAACGCACACTCCCTAATGATTCCATTGTCCCATGTCAGGGGATAAATGTTCGTCGCGCTGACATAGTTGATACGAATGCGCCCAGAATCAGCAATTTCGGAAGTGTCCGGATTGATGAACATTCCCTCAATGACCGGAACATACGCTATCGTTCCAAGCGCTGCTTTTCGCTCCTGCGATTCGTTCGCCTTGACCTCCCAGTTGTTTTCCGAGAGAATCGTGTCTACGAACGCCTGCTCCTTCTTCCCCTCGAGCGTAATGTTTACCCGCTCGTTCATCAGCAGGTTTGCCCAGTCCTCACAGACCTTTTTCGCCATGCTTACGGAATATCTGTGGCATTCCAATTCTTCAATGCCATTCCATACCGTGTAACTGTGGAAGTCCTCGACATTCCCTTTGTACCAGTCCCCCCACACGCCGATCAGCTTGTAGAAATCAATGCCAACTGTATCGAAGCCCAGCTCCTTTAATGCTCTGCGTATGTTCACTCTTTCACCGTCCTATCATATGCCCGCCGCGTTCCAGGTCTTTGTAATAAGGCTCTATACTGTACTCAAACGCATCGAGGCTATCAATATCGGATGTCCCATCGTCAAGCCGCTCGTCCTCGAACTTATCCGGGTCATAAATTGCTGATTGAAATGCATCGATCAAATGCGGGCAGTTCCGCGAAACCTTGAGCCTGCCTTGCTTCATCAGAAGCACGACAAGCCTGATTCTGTCCGTGATCTGCATTTTCAGCGCGTTCTTGACTTGGGTACCCAGCCGGAGTTTTTGTGCCGTGTGATCTAAACCTCGTATAAGCACCGTTTCCGCGCTATCCGCTCGTGTCTGGCTGTAACCATACTTTGATGTTATCAGTTGGCAGAACGTAGCAAAACGCCGGTTTAACGCATCTGGGTCAATCTCTTCGTTTTTGATGTATTCTTCTTCCAACGCCACAACCCGGAAATCTTTTGTAATCCCGGTAGCTTGAAATTTCGTTGCAGACTTCGTTCCACCGAAGTCAACGCCAATGGAAATAACAGAGAACTTTGTATCGTTTTCTTCCGCCCATTTTATAGGATCATCAATCAGATACTTTTCTGTGTCGTTGGCGAAGTCCTTGTAAACAATACCCTCCGCAGCTACCCAAATCCCACGGATGTAGCGATCATAATAAACGGTTCCTTCGTACTCACGTTTCAGATTTTCTACAAACGCAGGCGGCAAAAAGGGGTTGTCGTCTATCGTGTATGTTTGGCTGAAAATGTCCGCGTCACTGTCCAAGAATCTTTTCAGCCAGTGGTTCGGATATTGCGGATTGTATGTCCCATCGAAACAGGAGTATCCTTTGTCAAGGCGGCTTTTCAGCAGCGCGAATACTTCTTCTGACCAGTCAGCTACTTCGTCCCCATAGCAATATTTAATCGACGCACCGCGAATCTTGGAAACTTGGGAAACCTTCTCTGCTCCGAGGCAGTAACATTTCTCTCCGAAGATCCATGCCGTATTGTCGCTTGAGATCGTGCCGACAAGCTCGTCCCCGTAAATGTTCCGCATCGGCTCCAGCACATTTCGCTCAATCGTCGATTTTGTTACGCCGAGAATGACGGCCAGGCCATCTTTTCCGATTCGCTCACGAATCCGGATCGGTATGATCCATCGAAAATCGAGGTAAGTCTTCCCACTTCTGGTGGCTCCGCCCTTGAAGTTCCAGCGATGTATTCCGTATTTTACAAACTCAATTTGTTTCGGACTTAACAGCATCTTGGAACTCCTTCAGCATTGCGTCGAGCTTTTCCATTGTCGTTCTGTTGCGGTCGGAAGCTGCCGCGTATCGCTTCATGAGACTGTCACCGGCTTTCAGCCGGTCGGACAGCGATGCGTCCATGCCGAACTGGTCTTTGACCTCCCCGCGCATGACCGCAGTGTAAAATTTCAGAATTTCGTTTGAATCCGCGACCTGCGCCGCTTCCTGTTCGTCCAGCCTGCGCTTTATATACGCAGAAATAGCTGGTTTTGATAGGTTTTCTGCCGCAATCACCCTGCATGATGTTTCTTTGTACCCGGCCTTTTTCGCTGCTTCTGTCGCGTTCCCGGATTGCAGATATTCTTCGCAGAATCGTCTCTGCTTCGGCGTAAGCTTTTCATCCGCCATCGCTGTAAAGTCCGGCCAGCAGCTTCACCACATCCGCAATCTGGTACGTTTCCAGCAGAGTGACGTTCTTCGGCTTTTCATCAGGTCGATATTCGTAAACCATGTATTTCGTCACCATCCTGCCATTTTTCGCAGAATAGGTCTGCATTTGATTGATTTTTATTTTGATTCCGTTGTACAAGAGCGCTGTTTGCAGCTTGTGTGCAAGGGCGCGCAAACTCGCCATAGCCGCTCCTTTCTGCCTCATTCTTTCGTTCTCGTGTCTCCGTGTGTGAATAAATATATTTATTCACACCGGAGAACACGAGAACAGGAGGAGGAGGTTTCCGCAGAACGCTGCGGTGCCGATGAAAAGGGGCGTAGAGTTGATCTCTACGCCCTTATAGTAAATGTTAAATTTGGCTCTGGGACGCAGACTTTTTCATAAAAGCCCTCTTTTTTGCCCCACAAGGCGAATAAATTGCCTGTGCCACTCCTGCGCGGTGCGTTCGGACACATAAACCGCCATCGCAGCGCCCTGCAAGGTATGCGTCCGCTTCCAGAGGACCAAGTCTATGAGCCGGAGCCGCTCCGCTCCGTCAACGAGCTGTTCCGTCTCTTCGATTGCATCCTCAACGGCAGCGCGCTCGGCCTTCGTCATCAGTCCGCCGCCCTTATAGCTGCGGATCATCCACTTTGCATATGACCACCAGCCGTAGCGCGGCTTACTCATAGCTGCTCCTTTTGGCAAGCCTGCAGCTCGTCCTTATACGCCGCACACAGAAACGCAGCATTAGTTATAACATGCCACAGAGCCGGTAAGCCGCTCTCATAGTCGAGCGCCAGCGGATTATCCCAGATATGCAGAACGTGGCGCAGAAGGGCGTCCAGCCACTTCTCACGCGGCACCTTGCGCCAGTCCTCTGCATCGGCGTATTTTGCCTTACCAAACTCCCGCACCTGCATGATCGCCTCGATTGCCTCTACCGGCACGAGCGACGGCCTCGGCTTGCCCTCATCGTACTTTGCGCCTTTGATCTGATCCATCAATAGTGTACCCTCCCTGCGCGTTTTGCCCGATCGTATTTCCGCGCTCTGGCGGACATGCCGCTTGTTTCCATCCCGCGCTCTGTGCGCTCTACCTTGCTTTTGTTGTACTCGTCCGCAGCCTTGCGGTATGCTATGTATGCCTCGCACGTGGCATGCTTCGGCCCACAGCCCTTTTCGGGGCAATCCTTACACGGCGCGGAATACGGGCTAATTTTCAAATCTCTCTGCATTCGTCCCTCCTGACGCAGATCCGCTTCCCGCCGATCTCCACGATATATGAGATCGCATTAAGCCTGCCCGCGTACCGCTCCGCGTTGTACCGCCTGCCGACTTGCGGCTGCAGCGCCGGGTATACAGGGATTGCGGCCGTGATCACGATCTGCACCGGCGTCCACTGTGTTTCCGGGCCGCTGCCCGGCCGCGTGTTGGCCGGATGCAGCTTATGGTACATGCCGCTGCATGTGCGGCTGCAGAAATGCAGCTTGATCCGCTTGTTTCTGCCACCTGTGATGATATTGCCGCAGTATGCGCAGCGCTTTGGCTCTCTCATCAAAGCTTTACCCCCTTTATGTATTTATCAAAATACGTCACGGCCACTGCCATAGCCGACCACATATCCTTTGCGAAGCCGTAGAAAAAGCCCTGATTTGCCTTTGTCCCGACAACGCCGTACCGATCTATCAGCGCCTGCCGGATATTCTTGTCCTTCGCGCTCAGACAGCCGCACAGGTCGAGCTTTTCTTCTCGCCGGAAGATCTTTACCGGCTCCGCGCCGTCTCTTTCGGCGAACTCCATAAAGCGCCCAATCCAAAGGCAGGTATCAAACACCTCCTGTCCAACCGCCATACCCATTCCGGCGATCATTTCAATCGCAAAATCCGTGCAGTTTCCATAAATATTTTCGTGCAGGACGTCCCGAATTTCTTCGTTCGGGAGTTTCCCCACATCCAACACGCGGCGGATCTCCTCGCCGTCGTGCTCTACGATTACATAGCCGGATTGAATATTGCCGGGGTCAACCGCCAGTATCGTTCCCACGTTTTTCCCTCGCTTTCCAAAACATACTGTTGTAGATGTCGTATCGGTGTTGGATGTAGGTACTCATGACTTCCGGTCGAAGGCGGGACCAGCTCTCATACATCCCGCAGGTCTGCATCTCCGGGCATCCGCACCGGTAAATGCAGTTTGGCACCAACACGTCCGAGATCTCCGGCTGAATCTCATGCAGCGCCGCTTTGAAATCCTCGGCATACGCGCGCGTCTCCGGGTCTGCCTGACGGCATAACCGCTTGCGCATGGAATCGATCAGGGCTTGTACGTTCGCTTCTCCCTCGAAGATCACCGGCGCGTCCTGCTGGAGCTTGTCCCTCGGCGTTCCGGTTCGGTCTGTTCTCTGCGTAGAGATAAAGCACTCCCACTTATGGCGGCTCCAGTGCGTAGCGATCCAGCTTTTGACCCCCTCCCATATCCACGATACCGAAATCCGGCGGATGGGCGAGTGCTCAGCGATCAGGATCCGCCGCTTGAACTCCTTGCTTGGCTCATGCCCGAGCGGCCCTTTTCCGGAAGTGGCGCGGCAGGTGTCCACGACCTCCTGCCAGTCGCCCTTGATTTTCAAAATTTTAGTGTTCATGTTGCCCTCCTAAGTCCCGGGTGCAGCAGACGGCCAAAGACTCATCCTGGTCTTATTTGTTACATAGTCCAGCATCCGCAGCATCCCAAAGCATTTTTCAAGCTGCCCGGAAACAGACTGCATCTGCTGCACCTGCCAGAACAGCGCATAGCAGCGCTCCGTCGCAGTTCCCCGGTTTTCGCCGTACAGGATGGATATTCCATCCAGCAGCAGCCGGTATTCATCCGTGTGCAGGCTCTCCGCCTTCTTTGCCAGCTCCGCCAGCTCCACAGCCGTTTTTTCGATGTCCGCTTCCTCCTTCGGCGGGTCAAGCTCCACTTTCGGGATCCCGCCCAAGAGCAGCGCGTCAATGTAATCCAGCAGCAGCTCCCGCATCTCAACCGCATTCGTTGGTTTGTTCATTTGTGCCTCCTCCCGAAATATCCTTAAGGCTTCTTTCTTCAAACCGGAACCTTCCTCCTTTCGCACTACCGCGCGCGAACCGCAGTCCGCTCATTTTGTAACTCCGTTTGTTTGCAGTTCTCCGGCGGTGCATCCAAAATCTGCGTGATGATACTCGCCAACTGTTCTGCAGCACGCATATCCCTCGCACCACGCTGCATACTTACTGTACCTGCAGTCCTTGCACCGCACCACCTCCGCAACGTCGGCGGCGGGCTGACGCAGCAGGAGCGTTTTCACCCGCTGCGGTGTCCAGCGCGGATTTTCCGCGTTGCAGGATTCAAAGTCTTTCACCGCCGCCTCGCGGCTGATGTATTCCTCAGCCATCTTCGTCATCTCCAAAGCGCTCGTCATATTCTTCCGGCGTGATGAACTGAATATCGTCGCCGGTATAGCCGGCTACGTCAAGGCACATCAGTTCAACCAACGTATCCTTGTTGACGCACTTGCACAGATCTTCATACGGGATTGTGTTTTTTGCCTCGAAGCTCATCTGCGCTCCGAACTCTCCTCGGACGGTAAAGCACACACGGTTTTCAACCATCCTTCTTGCCCTCCCTTTCTTCCAGCGCCTTTTCGGCCTCCTCGCAGGTGAGAAATACGGTCTTACCAAATCCGTTTAGCGCTACGCCATACTCCCGCCCTCTGGCGCCTATTGGCTCAAGGCCAATAAAGCCGATTTCATTGCCCATACCAATCTGCTTGACCTCGCACTCGCTTATATGCTTATCCGTGTCCAACAAGGCGAACACCCGCTGGCCCACCTTGCACGGCAGCACGACTATGCGCCCGTCCTTGTCGGCTGCCAGCAGTTTTCTGATTCGTTCGGCTTTCGATGTGTCTTCCGCAAATGCGGATTCGATGATAGTCTTGGCGTTTGCCGCCTGCTCCGGTGTCATCCCCGTGTCCTCGTAGGCTTTCAGCCGTCCGTACAGATCGCGGGCCATCTTGCGGAAAATATCCTTGCCAAAGCCGTTGCTCGTTGGGCCGTTGATCAGAACGTTGAGCGTGCTGTCCCGGCTCTGCTTCCAGTCGATTTCCTTGCCGCCGATCGTGGCGTGCAGAAATCGGTCGGTGCCCGGGTCTACGTTGATATTAGGACTTGTCAGTCGTTCCATGTCTCTTCCTCCACATACCGCCAGCTCTGCGGCGGGCGGGTGATTGGCCCGGGCGCAAGTCCGTATTTTGTCTCCCGCAGGCCGGTAAACTCCCACAGATCGTGCGGGTGATCGTAAACGCGCAAATCTGAGATGTGCCAGCCATACATCGGCGACTGCATTGCATATGCCGCCGCATCGTATGCGCTCATGCGGGCTGCTCTGTAAAATTCTTCATTGTGCCCATACGTGCGATCTTCGATGATCTGATCGCACAGAAATTCCCCGATGACTTTGCCGTTTCCGCATTTGTAGATGTAGCACTTAAACGGCGTATCCATCTTCGGGCGCGTCTTGCGTACCTCGATTGTTTTCTCTCCGCTTATGATCTTCTCGCACCACTTCGGGCGGATGCTGATAAGTACAGCTTTACTCATGCTTGTCTCCTTCCTCCATAAACCAAATTCCATTTGGGTGCAAAAAGTCGCCTTGTACGATATTCCGTTCCAAAATATCCATCACCGGGACGTCCGGCCAAGTCTCGTGCACCAGAGATTCCACTCTTGCGCGGCACTCCTGCACATTGTCAGCTTGTATTTCGACGGTGTAATACGACGCGACCGCCGTCCGAACATCCTCCGTCGTCCTGCACTTTGCAAGTTTCCTTCCGATGATCTCTACCGCAAAGTTTCCAGTCCCGCCGCAAGGCTCTATGAACGTCTTTTCGATGTCAAAGGCATGCCCGTCATTTTCTTCGTCCAGCAGGTCACACATTTTCTTCACTATCCATGAAGGGGTAAACACTTCACCGAACTTCTTTTTGCGCTCACGGCTTTTAATCAATTTCTCGGTTTTATCCCGCGTTCCCATAATGCAAGCCTCACTGATAGTTCCACATCTCTATTCCGTCCGGTAAAATCCGCCTTGTGTTTTGCAGCCATCGCTTTTGCCTGGGTGGATGCTTTCTTGTAGCATTCTTCGCATAGCCTTGTTTTTCTCAATTCCCAAGCAAGATCAATATTTGCAATTTGCCTTTTCCCGCATTTTGCACACAGTCCATGGGCCACCCATTCTTCCCTTGGGATTGGTGGCGGCTGCATGTCCTTCGTCTCAATTTCAACCGCTTCCCACTCCGTTTTTCGCCGCTTTTCTGTGCACTCAAAGCATCGGTAGCGGCCTGCCAGTGTATAGGCGTCCTGCTTTTTGCACTCTGCGCAAAAATGATGATTTGATAACCACTTACGGTATTCGCGCATATATTCCCGATGATACGTGCGCCTGTCCTCAATGTTCTTATAAGCCATAGGTTATTGCCATTTCTCCCGGTAATCCGGATCGCCAGCGATTTTACCGGCTATGTACACTTTCATGCCTTGTCTCCTTCCCCCTGTGCTCCCGGCATCGGCATCCAGTGGGTGACGGTGCACGGCAAGGCCATGCACAGCCACGTCCCGGCCTCTTTGTGATAATTGCCAATATCAACGCCAAAGTACGGGCTATAAATCATGTAATTTATAAGCGTATTGTCTTCTTCGTTTTTCCACGCCTCCGGCGGCCCATCCTCCACGCTGATCCACCGCGGCCCCTTCTCCCGCAGCGCCGCGTTCTCGGCGGTCAGGCGCTCGATCATGGTTATAGCTTCATCCGCCAGCCGCTCCGTGCAACGCACATACTTCATTTGTGGACAAAGCCCGCAACCCTTCTCTATATGCGTCGCGCAGATACGCAGCGCCCGCACGATTTCCTTGTCTGTCATATATCCTCCATTCCTTCAAGAACCATTTGTCCCGGCAAAACGCCGTCCTCCATGGTTTGTTCTAAATCCATTTCATTTCCCCTCCGAATCGTACTTCGGCATTTCCGCCCACGCGATCACGTCGTCCCAATCTCCGCGTTCCTCCAATCCAAACGAATGGTTTCCCCAATCGTCTGTATCGGCGCAGCACACATCCTTGTCCACTCCCCACTCGGTTGCGACTAGGATTTCCTGCTCATCATCAGGCATAGGGCAGTCGAACATATACTCCGGGATTTCAAAATCCGAATAGCCATGCTCGGAAAATTCAGATTTTTCCGCATCCGTCAGTGGGCGCTCGTTGAGTTTATGCCATAACACCGGCTCGACAAACTCTCCCATTGTGCTGCCGTCCCGCCTCACAGCGTACTGTAGTGCCTTGTGCTTGATTAGAGACAAAAGCGTTTGAATCTGAAGGTTCATGAACCACTTTCGATTCCAAATTCTCCCGTTCCAATAGATATTTTCTTGCAGCACCAAATCGTCCAGTGATCGAATGCAATCGCCTTTCATGTATTTGGGTTTACTCATTTCCTTTTCTCCTATTCCCATCTAGTTTTCCGCAAGCATTCGGTCTATTGCCGCTTGCTGGATCGTGTCCAACTCATCCCCGTGGCGCTGTACGCCATGCTGCATCCGAGCAGCGCCCTTCGATATAGGCCCCTGCACGCCGTAGCCGGGCTTTGCAGCGCGGCTGTACTGTGCAGGCTGTGTTCCGCCCTTGTCCTGTTCTTTTGCCAGCCAGCGGACGATAAACGCATTGATCCCGCGTTTTGTCTTCCGCTTGGCCGGATTTGCGTCCAACCAGCCCCTCATGTTCCGCAGCTGCTGTATCACGTCGACAGCAGGGTACAAGCCCGCCCATTCCTGGCATTGCTCCACGGAAACGGAATATTCCGTTCCATCATTCAGCGGCAGAGAGATTGCTGGCGGCGTGGATGCCGCTTGCGGCTCCGCGCTATCTTCCGCATCTCGAATAGCGAATTCGATTCTCGATTCTCGATTCTCGAATACGGGAACATCTGCATGCATTTGCTTGCAAATGATTTCATCCGCTTGTTTCCCGTCATCAGGCGACGGGAATTTGCTTACCTTCGCACGCTGCGTCTGATACTTGCCCCATGTTGGTAGGTAGAGGAAGCGCTTGCCCTCAAACACATACAGAGCAATCAATCCAGCACTCGCCAGCCCATGAAGAGCATTTTCTACAGTTTTGAGCGTGAGGTTTTCTTTCAGCGGGAAGAGGCGGTTTTTCACTACCGCCGCTCTCCCGTCAAAGCGTCCGAAATCATCACAGTTTACAATGAGCCGATAAAACAGAACTTCCTCAAACCACGAGAGTTTGTCGACGCTATCGCTTGTGCAGATGCTTTCACGAATAATTCTGTTCGGCATATTTCAGCCCTCAGAACGGCAGTTCGTCGTCGCTTTCGTCAAGCTGTTTGAAATCCTCCGAGCTGGAAGGTGCAGCTGTCACAAAAGATTCTGCCTTGCTGGGCTTGAGATACCGGATACAGTCGCGCGTCACACCGTCATTGCCCTCAAACGGCTCCATGTGCAAAATGCAGTTGCGGCCTACCAGATCGTCAAGTTCAAAATCTGTGCCTGGCTCAATGCCAAGCGCGTTTGCATATTTGCCGATCTTGTCTGCGTCATACTCTCCGGTATCGCGGTCGGGCCAAAAGTGCTTGAAGATGTGCTTCTTCTGGTACTCCTGTTCAACGTCCTCACGGACGACGAAATCAAACTTGATGCACTCATTTCCGTTCTTCGTTACGCCGTAACCGCACGATTTCAAATAACACTCATAATCGCCAGCCTTCATCAGGCCGCCGTCGTTTTTAACAGCTTTGAATCCCATCTACCTTTTCCATCCTTTCAGTGTTCATTTCCCAATGTGTAAAATAATCGTTGATATATCCATTTGCCAAAAGCCAGTTGATAAAGCGGGGGATCGTATCTTCGATAGGCTCGAAATCGCCGCGCCGGTACGTCTCCGCGTAAGTGTTCGCGCCGTCGAAGATCAGGTATGTAAATTTTGACGCGCCGGGCAGCAGATGCATATACATCGGATGCTGCGGGCTGTGCAGGTACTTTCCGTATTCGTACCGTTGTACGCGCTTGATATCGTAGATCACACCAGCCTTTACATAGTCGCATACGCCGTATAGCTGGAAGTCCAAGCCCGCCACACGAAGCCGCCCGGCAACCGGCACTTGCGGTTGGCCTCCTGTACAGATACGGGAAAACTTTGCTACAGCCCGGTCATATTTCTCACCGACCGGATCAACTGGTATGCCCGCAACCGTGCTGTTAATCGCCGCTTCGAAATCAATGCCCGCCTGCATAGCTGGGGTCGTCTCCCTCTCTTCACGCCGAAGTGTGGAGAGAAAGGAAATCAGCGCCGTGTCCGCATACGCATCATCTACATCAAGAAAGTGCTGCCAGCTGCTCAGCAGGCTTTGTGTCAGCCAGTACATAGGCGTTTTTCTCCTTATCGTATTTCAGGCCGAGTTCCTTGCACTTGCGCTTGAACTCTGCGCCAAGCTCGGCGGCGCTAGTCAGAGTGTGATGAATCTTTGCCAGCCCTTCCCGCGCCTTTAACGCCGTGTCTGGATCTCCGACAAGCGCAATGAACGCGCGGCCTTCCTGCATTGCCACGTCATATGCGGTTTTCTCGCCGCTATAGATCTCGGCCTGCGCGTTAATGTCCTTCTGCGCCTTGCAGAACAGGTCTGTCAGGAATGTGGACTTCTGGCCGGGCTTGAGTTCCGGCAGCTGCATCACACCGCGTACACCGAAGCAGCCCTTTGCAAAGTATTCGTCCGTCGGTGTAAAGCCGATCATGCGCTTATTGCCCATCATGAACATGTATCCGCCAAAATCGGCAGGCGTCCAAACGATATCCTTTGCGCCGCCCTCACAGGACAGGCGTGTCTGGATGGTATCGCCCTTCTGCTGCTCCGTCGTGTGGAACACCACGATCAGGTGCTTCCTGTCCTTTGCGCGGATCTGATAACACAGCCGGTCGAACTCGGATTTGATCACGCCATACATTGCACGACCATCCTTTGCAGCTTTGCTATCCTGCTTCTTCGCCCAGTCCTTCATCAGCTGTACCAGCATACCGCCGGTGTCGATCACGACGGATTCCGATTCCTTGTACTCGTCGGAATCCATATCGCCGAGCATTTCTTCGTAGGATTCCACAACAGAGGTCACGCCGCGCTGCTCCGGGCGGACGCGGGCGATTCCGTTGTCCGTGTCAAACAGAAACGGCTTCGGTGCCGAAAGGGCCAGCGTCGTCTTGCCCAATCCGGGCTGCCCGGAAATGATGCACATAAATTTCTTGTTGCTGAAATCCAGTTCAGCGGGTTTCTTGATTGCCATTTTATCCTTCCTCCTGTTTCATCTTTCCCACCAGCCACAGCGGCGGGAACAAATAACGATCTTCGTCCTCCGGCTCGTCCGGCTCGTACTCCGGCTCCGGAATGCTCAAGTACAGATTTTCGCCATCATACGCCATTCCGGCTCACCTCCTGACGGATCAGCGCTTCACAGAAACTCTGAACCGAGGCATATCCCAGCTTTTCCAGAAGCCTGTCTAGCTTCTTGGCCTGCTCGTCCGTCAAGCGGAAGTAATACCGGTTTGTCTTCTTCCGCCGGTCGGCGCGGTTCTTTGGCGCGTCCAGCGCCTTGATTGCCGCCGCAGCGTCGGGGACAAGCTGCACACCGTATTTCTCCGGTGCCTCGCATTGACTGAGCAGACACTTGTTAAACTTCGGGTAGTCGGCCCGAACTGCGTCTACACAGGCTTTCGCGCCGTGCCGGACGCGGGAATCCGTTAAACTTGACATAGGTTCCTTTCTGCCCTATAATGAGGGCGACATAGTTTTTCTTTCGGCCTCTGTCGCGCTGCAACGCGGCAGGGGTCATTTCTTTTTGCCTGTGCGCTCGCGGATGAGCTTGCACGTCGCGTCCCACTGTGCGCAGATGATCTCGGCATAAATGCCGCAGCCATAAGCGTCCTCAGTCGGGCGGTAACAGCGCTTCTCGTCGAGCATTGCACAGATCTCACAGGGCGTCATGGTCAGCGCCGCTTTGCCGATCTCATCCATCACAGCACCCCGAACGTCGTGCAGCCGAGTGCAATCGCGCCGGTCACGACTGCTTCGTTCGTCATGTCCGCCCCGAAAGCCAGCATGGACAGCATCAGCGCCGCGCCGCCAACCCACATGCACATGCTCTTGATCACGCGCAGCATTGTCTTGCGGTACTGCAGCTCGTCCCACAGCCGTTCCTGACGTTCTTCGGTGGTTTCCTCTCTCATATCTCTCCTCCAACAAATTTAATGAATGGTTCTCTCGGTATCTTCACTCTGTGCTTGCTTGTGCAGCAGACCGGGAAGCCCAGCTTTTCAGGCCGTTCCCGCGCCATTAGGCGGATCCACTGCGGATCGCAGCCGAGCACCTGCGCCGCCTCGCTTGCGAGGATTGTGGGCTTTGACATTGCCCGGATATCGTCCAGCGTCATTTTTCCTCCTTTCTTCGTTCGATCACGGCCTTAACCGCGTCTTCCAAGCGCTTCCTCGCACCCGGCGGATTTCTTTTCCCGTTCAAAATCATGGACAGATAGCCTTTTGTAAGTCCAAGCTCTGCGGCAAGATCGTCGTATGAAACACGCGCATTGTGCATTTTCCCGATCAGTACGCCTGTCCATTTTTCAGGCATATACACACCTCCATTCTGTTAAAATCGTTGACTGCAACGCCCCAGACGTGCTATACTGCCATTAGCCCTTTTAGGTAAATTCAGGAGGTGGTTTTCATGACCAAACTTTTGAACTTGCCAGTTCCAGACCAAAGAAACGGCGTGATGCGTTAGGGCAAGGGGCAGCGCCAGAACTGCCAAAGTGAGCGGCGCGTCATAGAAGCGTAAGTTCGTTTTGCGTTCGCCAGTGTCAGGCAGGCATACAAGCGGAACCGACCGCGTAAAAAGGGTGTATGCCACCAGCAGGCAAGTAAGCCGTTCCCCGGTGTGCTGCTGGGGCCTGACGATGCAGCGCGTTCTGGTAAACAACTCTGGGGAAACCCGCTCGTGAACGAACCACGGGCGGCTTTTCTTTACGCCGCAGTCAACTTTTGAAATTTGTTGTTGAAATTGTTTACTGTTTGTGCTACTATGAATTTGCGAGAAACACATTAGCATTGGCGCAAGCGTTGATTTGCTTGGGTCTTGTCTGTTGCAAACTTTTTCAACCACAAGGCAATAATACATCAAACATTCTCAACTGTCAACCGCTATTTGCAAACTAATTCAACTTTCGTCGTATTTAACAGTTCCAGAGGTGTATTATTGTGTTTTATGACAACTTTGTTGCGCTTTGCGCTTCTGTAGACAAAACCCCTGCATACGTTGGCCGAGAACTCGGAATCGACAAGTCAACAATAAGCTGTTGGAAAGCGCGGAAGACAAAACCCTCTGACGTAAATGCGCAAAAAATCGCCGACTACTTCGGCGTAACAGTAGAAGAACTGATGGGCAAAGGCATAAAAAAAGGCCCCATCCCGAAGGATGGGGCGGTGAGCCAGGAAAAACAGCAGCTGCTTGATATGATCGATGGGCTTTCTGACGAGCAGTGCAGAAAGCTTGCCGGGTTTATTGCTGAAGCGCTGAAGCTGATGTGAAGGATTTATGGAAAAGACCGCGTATAAACTCCTGAAAAAACTGTATCGAACCGATTCAATGAGTGTAGATGAGGTAAACGCGTTCACTTCTCACACAGAAAAGAATCGGCTGAACAAATATGTAACCTATCTTAAGCTTGATAAACTCATTGAGGAATTTTCAATCGGCGGGGAGCCAGACGGAGCGGGCGGAACGGTTAACTCCGAAGACCGAATCAGAATCACATTATACGGCAGGGACTATATCGAGCAGAAACGAAAAGACTTTTGGGCCTTTTGGCTTCCTTACGCGATCACAACTGCCATTGCGATTGCAGCACTTGTCGGATAGCCTGTTTCTGCGCTTCAGGGGCATTGGACTTGACGTAATCCCCACATGGGTTATTTTTTCCGCAGCCTACAACAAAGTATCCACCGTGCGGAGTAACCTGCACAACAATATGTTCGCATCCGACGCAGGCCAGGCTTTTGCATTCCGGGAGGTTCGCTGTTTCTATAAATGCAGACCGGCGCGTTTTCTCCTTCTCTTGTGAAAGCTGCGATCTCAGATCGCGATTTTCTTCTCTCAGTCGTTCGATTTCTTTTCTTGCAAACAGCATTGCATCCTCCTTAACACATACACGGCCTGTTCGTCTGTAAGCGACAAAACGGCAGCTTTTAATTCCTCGCGAACGTTTGTTTTCTTGGTATCATTGTCGCATACTTCCTGTAAATTTTCAACCATTGTCCGCTCCTATCTCCAAGCTTCCAAATTTCAACGTCTATTTTTGTTCAGGTTCGGCATTGCGGCTGTTTCATTTTGGTGATACCATACAGGTATTACCAGTATAAATGGAGGGTGATACTGTATGCAAAAGCAGATTTATCACGTGATCTGCCCGCGGTGCGGGGAAGAGTTCGACGAAAAATTGAAGCGCTGCCCGAACTGCAAGACGCAGAACCGGAAGGCTGTGTGCCGGACGTGCGGCGCGCAGATCAGCGCAAAGGCCACCAGATGCCCGGCCTGCGGTGCAAAGCACAGGAAACGGATGAGCAACGCTGAGAAGGCAATTGTCGTCGCGCTCGTTGCGCTTTTCTTCTTGCTCTGTGTCGGGCTGCTGTCTCAGGGAGAATCCGACGGCACGACCGCGGACACAAAAAGCCCGGAAGAGCTGCGGATCGAATACATCGCAAACTGCGAGGACTTGTCTTATTCCGGCGTTTCAAGAAATCCGGATGACTACAAAGGCAAGAAAACCGTAATCAGCGGAACCGTTATTCAGGTACAGGAGGGCATTCTTGATTCCGTCGTCTTCCGTGTGCAGACGGACTACGGAATTTGGTATGTAACGTACTCAAGGGGAGACGGCGAAAGCCGCATTCTGGAGGGTGACTATATTACCTGTTATGGCGAGTGCAAGGGCGTTGAGACCTATCTATCGGTTCTTGGCGCTACAGTTACAATTCCAAGCATGCGCATGGAATACTGCGATCGCAGTTAATCTTTCCCGGTTTTCCTGCGTTTCTGCTTGAGTGACGCCATATAGCGCCGGAATGCGTCTTCTCCGATCTGCTCGCGCAGTTCTTTTTCGATGCGCTTCTCTCTTATGTGCAGAGCCAGCAGCACGATCAGATTTACGAAGAGCGCGGCAAGCAAAATCAGTTCAGCGATTTTCAGCCACATGCTATCCACCGCCCTTTCTCAATTCAGGATCCGCGGTTCCCGCCTTTTGTTCTGCTCCTCGCCTACATCCGAGACGCAGGAGAATAGCATGGGCAGGCCCTTGATATAGTCAAGGCTCAGACTGTGCACATCCCGAAACAGCGCGCCGTCGACGATGACATTTACCTGCCCGTTATCCAGCCGAACATTGATGCTTTTCATATTCGTTCCTCCGATGTTGTATATTTTAGAACTTTCGTTCTAATTCGTTAATTGGAAGTCCTCGACAAAAATGCCGCCTGTTTTTTGGGCGTACAGAAAATGAAAAGAGACGTTTATGGGGCTGATAATGTAATACAATATTCTGTTTGGTCGGCCCCATCGTATCTGGAACATACGGTGGGGCCATTTCAGCAAATGCCGGATTCAGGAACTATCTGCTACGTTTTCATTGTACCAGATAATGTTTGTAAAAAAAGCTCGAGTTTTGCGTTTTCTTCTTACAGTTTGCGTTTTAACACGGGGCATGTAAGAAATAACAATAAAATCTGCGATTGGAGGAGCACCAATGTCCGCGATACAGGAACTCGCGCCGTTTATCGGCGCGTATCATGGGAAAATCAGAAATGCGAAAGATCACAGCGGAATGACGCTGGAGGAGCTGTCGGAAAAGTCCGGCGTTTCCTTCTCCACCGTGAGCCGATTATATGCTGGAACACAAGCGGATCCACGGCTTTATAACTCGGCCGCAATATGTAAAACGCTTGGTCTGTCGCTCGACGAGCTGTTCGGCCTTGAAAATCCCGTCGGAAGCCCGGAAAAGCTGACCAAGCAGATCCATCATGTCGAGCTTGAAAACGCCAAGCTGGAGGCAGCAACAGCCCTACAGAGCGCGCAGATAAGGTCTACACATACAATGTGTTACGTTCTCGCCCTATTTTGTTTGCTGCTCTCCTTTTCCCTGGTTGCTTGCCTTGTGACGGATGCGCAGATTCGGAACGCAGGCCTCATTCGCGATGGAGATTTGACCGTAACCGCATGGGCGTGTATCGCCCTGATCGTAGGTTCGGTTCTGGCTTCGGCAATTACTTTCTACGCGATCCGAAAAGAACGTGGAGGGAAACATGGAGTGCATCAAGTGTAAAAAGGAAATTCCAGACGGCGCGCCCTACTGTTGCTGGTGCGGGAAAAAACAGCAAACAAAAAAGGCCACAAAACGCGGGAACGGCACGGGCTCGGTATACCGGCGCAACGATAAATGGGTAGCGGAAATAACAAAGGGATACCGAGAAGAAAACGGATCTGTAAAGCGCGTTGTTGCTCGGAAATGCGGATTCCGCACAAAAAAAGAAGCGCTTGACTACCTGCCGATGTTGGCCGGGCAGAAGAAGCGCGAAAAAGCAATTACATGGCGTGAACTCTACGAAATGTGGCTCCCCACTCACAGAGCTGGGAAATCCACAATTGATTGCTACAAATCAGCCGAAAAATACTTTTATCAAGTTGAGTTCTGGAAACTGGAAGATATAGAAATAGATGATTTGCAGGAATGCATGGACGAATGCCCGAGAGGAAGAAGAACAAAAGAAAACATGAAAGCGTTAGCAGGGCTTATGTACAAGTACGCAGTTCCACGCGGCTACGCAGAACTGAATTTAGGGCAATATCTGATTGTCAGCGGAGAGTTCGGAGCGGCGAGGGAAAGCTTTACGCAAGAACAGATTGAAAGAATACGAGACGCTGTCGGCGTGATTCCGTTCACGGATTATATTTATGCAATGTGCTATCTCGGCTTCAGACCGTCAGAACTGCTGGCCCTGAGCGTTGACAGCTACGATGCGAATAAAAAAACGCTGACCGGTGGTGCGAAAACGGAGGCTGGAAAAAATCGTGTCGTTCCCATCAGCCCGAAGATCCAGCCCATTATTGATCGTCTTTACGACGGAAAAGCGTCCGGCGCGTTGTTCTGCGATGAAAAAGGTAACCAATTTTCCTATGATAGATTCCGGGACGCTGTTTTTTACCCCACACTAGAAGCCGTCGGCATTGAAAACCCAATGGTAAACGGAATCCACAAATATTCGCCGCATACATGCAGGCACACATTCGCGACATTGATGAAAAAAGTTGTTGCGCCTGACAAGGATAAAATGAAATTGATCGGCCACGCAAGCCCTGAGATGCTCCGGTACTACCAAGACGTGAATCTGGAAGACTTGAAGAAAATCATAAACGCGATCTAGGATAAAAAGCGGAGTGTAACCAGGAGTGTAACCCAACGTGATTTCTCGAAATCTGGCGTGATTTTGCCTTTACGGAGAAGAAAAGAAAAAGCCCTGAAACCTTTGCGGTTTCAGGGCTTTTCCCGTTTTGCATTGGTCCGAGTGACTGGATTCGAACCAGCGGCCTCTTGAACCCCATTCAATAAAAAACGCAGTAATTTCAACGGTTTTTCTTGCTTTTGAGTGTAATAAGAGTGTAACCTGTTTTATCTTGTATCGGATATCTTCCGCATAACGGAATCATACACGCTTCGCTTGACAAGCAATACCGTATCCATCAACTCGTCCATGATTGGCCAGACACGTGCGGGATCTTTTCCGGCTACGGTGCGCAAGAAATCGCTATCACCGTACTCGCTTATTGTTTCCGGCTGCTCGGAAACAGGGGCTGGTGCAGGATCGCCGGAATAAGAAAAAGCGGCTATGTTTCGCGCGCCCTGTTCTTCCTCCTGCATCTGCTTGCGGATCGTGTACAGATTCGCGAGTTTGGCATAGTTGGGATAGCTGGATTCCTCATATTCCAGCCGCGCTATCTCCTTGCGGATCTCGGCTTTATCCAGCATGCGTACCCCTCCTTATGCCCGGTCGATTTGCTCCATGCAGCGACGGATTGCGTCGCGGGCCTTATCGTCGTCCGCATCGCGCATCATATCCTCCAGCTGCGCATGCATGTGCTCGCGGGCGTCGGTGCGGCTGTAACGGCCCATTGCGTCGCGGCGGCGCCCACGGTATGAACTTCCGCGTCCATATGTGCCGCGCATATCCGCCTCCCACTCGCCATCTCGGGAATAGCCGCCGTCTTCAGCCATCTCGATCTTGTAGGTATTCTTGATGGAGCTGGTCAGCTTCTGGATCGCATCCAAATCGCCCGCAGACATTTCGCGCTTGTCGGCGATTTCGTCAAGCTCTTTGCAGAGCATTTCACGAAGATCATACATTGCTTTATTACTCATGTCCATTCTCCTTTCACGCGATTCTCTCAACCGTCAGGTTCGAGTTGGCGAAGTTGACGGCCTGAGTGCTGGTGTTTTCCATTGCGACCGTCAGGCAGCAGCCTTTCGGGA